CCGCGCCCCTACCTAAATTTTTACGCATGCAAAATCGATAGGTTTCAGCTATGGGACGACCGAGGAAACCGGACGCCGAGAAAAAAGCGCTCGGAACTTTTCAGCCGTGTCGTTCACTAGAAGTGCAAGCCAAAACGAACACGGAACTTTCTTCTCAACCACCGAAATGTTTGACGAAGGAAGCACGTGAGGCGTGGAGGATCGCTGTCGAAAATGCGCCGAAAGGTCTATTAGCGGTTACCGATTTCACCGTACTCGAAAGATGGGCACGAAATTACGCGCTCTATCGCAAGCTCGCTAAAGCTGTTGACCACGACGGCACGACGATCGTCACAGAGAAAGCTGACGGTACCGTACGGCGTGAATTGAATCCTGATGCAAAGCTACTTGTTCAGATTCAGACAGTCTTACTTGCTTGCGAAAGGGAGCTCGGTTTTACGCCTTCTTCGCGCGCGCGCGTGAACGTTGCGACAAAAGATGAACCAGTGAACGAATTCGATGGTTTCTAAGAATTACTGTGGTATCGCTCGCCAGTACATGGAGGGCGTGCTTTCTGGAGTGATCGTTGCATGCGAGTGGGTCAAGCTTGCGTGTCAACGCCAAAAAGAAGACCTGGAGCGATTTGCAGCTTCAGGTCTTTACATTTTCAATGAAGCTAAGGGAAACGAAGTTTGTCGGTTCATTGAGCTCCTGACACACACTAAGGGCGCGCTCGCTGGGAAAAGAATCGTGCTCGAGCCTTGGCAGATCTTCATCCTGACGACAAGTTTCGGATGGCGTCGACGTGCTGATGGCGGTCGTCGATTTCGGCGCGTCTACATTGAAGTGCCACGGGGGAACGGCAAATCCAGTCTGTCAAGTGGTGTGGGCCTCTATTGTCTTGTTGCCGATAAAGAACCTGGTGCAGAGGTCTACAGTTTCGCGACAACGCGTGATCAGGCGAAGATCGTCTTCGGTGACGCGAAGCAGATGGCCAAACAAAACGAGCCGCTGCGCCAACGCTTCGGTTTGGAAGTTTTGGCCAATGCCCTTTATGTTCCAGCGACAAACTCTACTTTTCAAGCCAAGAGTGCGGAAGGATCAACGCTGGACGGCTTAAACACTCACTTGGCGGTCATTGATGAGTTGCATGCTCACAAGACACGTGATGTCTATGACGTAGTGGAAACGTCCTTAGGCAAGCGCCTGAACTCGTTGCTTTGGGTCATTACGACTGCCGGCTTTGATACTTCGGGTATCTGCTACGAAGTGCGCATGATGGTCACACGAGTGCTAGGAAAAGAGATCAGTGATGAGACTCAGTTTGGAATCATCTATGGTCTTGATGACGGTGACGATTGGACTACTGAGGAAGCGCTCATGAAGGCGAACCCGAATTGGGGCGTCTCAGTAATGCCAGAGATGGTTCTGTCGCTGCAAAAGAAAGCAATAGCGCTGCCATCGGCGATGAACAACTTCAAAACAAAGCATCTCAATGTATGGTGCTCCGCTTCAACAGCATGGATGGATATGCAGGCGTGGAAACGCTGTGAAGTGCCAGAGATGTCCATCACGGACTTCGAGGGGCGTAAGTGCTTTATCGGCCTTGACCTTGGCTCGAAATCTGACTTGACTGCGAAGGTCTTGATTTTCCCCGGCGAAGATGATGAGGGCCGTACGACCTACGCCGTCTTCTGTCAGTGTTATCTGCCGCGTCGCGCAGTTGAACAGTCCACAAACTCTCAGTACGTGGGGTGGGCTGAAGAGGGTTATCTGATCGTTACAGAAGGTGCGATGACCGACTTGAACGTGGTTGAGGAGGATTTGCGACTTGATCTCTCTCGATATGAGGTCAGTGCCATTGTTTATGACCCGTGGCAGGCAACTCAGCTTGCTACATCGCTCGCAGAGGACGATGCGCCGATGATCGAGTGCCGGAATACCGTGCAGAACATGTCGGACCCGATGAAATCACTCGAAGCACTTGTTCTCGATCACCGTATTTGCCACGACGGTAACCCGGTGCTCACTTGGATGATGGGCAACGTTGTTGCGAAGGTTGACGCGAAGGACAACATCTTCCCGCGCAAGGAGCGCTACGAAGAGAAGATCGATGGTGTGGTCGCACTAATTATGGGACTCGGCAACGCAATCGTTGATGACAACGACCGATGGGCTGGCTTTGTAGAGTCGTCCGATCAAACCTTTTTTTCATGGTGACTTAGATGTTCGTTCGCCGGTTGGTCAACTGGATCACGAGTTGGGGAGGTCCGCTCGGGACTGCATCAGGGATGCAGGTGCCGCTACCTCTCGCGCCGGTGATTGATCAGACGCGAGAGATTCCGTCAGATGTTGCACTGCAAATTTCTGCGGTGTATGCGTGTGTTGAGCTTTTGGCGAACACAATTGGGACGTTGCCACTCTTTGTCTACGCAGACGAAGGTGGAGGTCGTGTACCGGCTCGCAGCAGTCGCCTATGGATGCTCCTTCATGAGCGTCCAAATGCATGGATGACACCATCTGAGTTCTACTCTGCGATGACCGTTAACCGTTTACTTAGAGGAAATGCATACGCACGTATTGAGCGTGACAGTTCCGGAGAACCCATTGCGCTCATTCCGGTGTCTCCAGATCAGATGGAAGTTTCTGTCGTGGGGGGAGGAGAGGTCTACACCTACTATCAGGACGGCGCGATTTCGGTCTGGGCGCCTGAAAACGTCATTCATTGGAAGGGTATTGGCAACGGGTTCATGGGGCTCTCAAAGCTCGAGTTCATGCGAGCTTCGATGAACGAAGCTGTGCATGCACAGGAGAATGCAAATGCACTCTTTGGGAAAGGCAGCAAGCCGACTGGCGTTCTGTATACCGACAGTGCTCTCAACGAGAATCAGCTGAAGAATCTGATGAGTCGCTTCAAGGTGCAGATGACATCGAGCACTGGCGGCCTGATCATCGCTGATCGCGGTCTGAAGTACACGCAGATGTCGCTTTCGCCGGCGGACGCTCAGCTTCTTGAGACGAGACGTTTTTCGGTAGAGGAAATCTGCCGTTGGTTTGGCGTACCGAGTGTGCTTGTAGGAGCAAGCGGTGTAACCACGTGGGGCTCTGGGATCGAGCAGATCACGAAAGGTTTTCACACATACACCATTGGGCCGCTCTGTAAGCAGCTCGAGCAGGCTCTTGAGCGTCGGTTGATCGGAGTCGATCAAACAGAACTCACAATCGAGTTCAAGACTGACGCCTTCCTTCGCACAGATCAACAGACACGTGCGGCTTTCTACTCTCAGATGGCCCAAAACGGCGTGATGAGCCGTAACGAGATTCGGAAGCTGGAGAATCTCCCGCCTGTTCCGGGCGGTGACGATCTCACAGCTCAGAGTAACTTGGTGCCGCTGCATCGACTTGGAAAGGTGCAACCGGCCAATTCGCCTGTAAATGGCGAACCTGTGAGGCAGTGATGGCAGTGCAGTACAAAAGCATCCCGCTTCAGGATGTTGAGCTAAAGATGATGGAAGGGAGCACGAGAAAGTTCCGTGGCTACGCTTCTGTCTTCAACGGCAAAGATAGTTATGGCGACGTGATTCTTCCCGGTGCCTATAAGAAGTCTCTTGAGACCTACGGTATGCCGAAGATGTTCTTCGGGCATCGGTGGGACTTGCCGATCGGCAAGTGGACGTTTGCGGCCGAGGATGAAAAAGGCCTTCTCGTCGAGGGTGAGCTTACGCCTGGCAATCCACAGTCTGATGCCGTGCTCGCAGCTCTCAAGCATGGAACTGTCGATGGGCTTTCTGTTGGCTTCTCTTCTCGTGGTGCTGAATGCCGAGAGCTTGATGGAGGCGGGCGTGAATATAAGTCGATCGGGCGGCTCCTCGAAATTTCGATCGTGAGCTACCCCGCAGACGATGCGGCTCGCATCACTGATGTTAGGTCCGAAGACCTCGACGAAATTGACTCTATTCGAAATCTAGAGAACTTCCTGCGGGATGCAGGCGGTTTCTCGAAGTCGATGGCGACGGCAATCGTCGCTAAATCCCGGAAACTTTTCTTGGATCAGCGGGAGGCTGAGGCCGAAGAGAAGGCATCCAAAGACCTACTTGAGCGACTCAAGAAGCTCGAGGAATCCATCTAGCAAGGAACCGAAAATGGAAACGAAGGACATCATGGAGGCCATCGACCGCATCGAAGAAAAGATGGCAGCTACCTCCGAATCGAACAAAGCTGAGCTCAAGCGTCTCGGTGAAGAACAGACGAAGCTTGCGCGACAGTTGCTTGACGTGCAACAGAAAGGCGTTAAGGTGCAAGAGGCCGTCCGCATGAAGTCGGCCGGTGAAATGTTCGTCGAAAGTGAGAACTTTAAGGCGATGGTTACTGGTCGTGCTGGCCGTGCTCGTTTTGATCTTGACGAACAGGTTGATACGAAGGCTGAGGCACAGAATCCGATCACCACCCCGGCCGGCGGCGTCGTTCAGGCTTACCGCCGCCCCGGAATTCTTCCCGGTGCGTACCGTCCGCTCACAATCGAATCGCTCTTCCCGACGATTCCGATCACCACCAATGCGTACGAGTACGTGATGGAAGACGAGACGAAGCTCGTAAATGGCGCGGCCTTCGTCCCTGAAGGTGGTCAGAAACCCTTCGGCTCGACTGGGTACGCCCTCAAGCAGGGCACGATCCAGACGATCGCGCATATGGCTCGCGTTTCGAAGCAGCTGATGGCTGACGGACCCGCGCTCGCCGCGTACATCAATCAGCGACTTGTTTACGGGGTTGATCTGGTCGTCGAAGACGAACTTGTTTCCGGTGACGGCTCGACGAATCATTTGCTCGGCATCTTCGCCGCCGGACAGTACACGCCGCATGGTGCGACGACTGACGATCTTCCCGCGAAGAGCGCGACGCTGTTTGATCTTATCCTTCACGCGAAGACGAAGGTTGAACAGGCCTTCTTCCGCCCGAACGTGATTCTTCTGAATCCGGTCGACTGGTCGCGGCTGCAGATGGAGAAGAACAGCTCGGGCGACTACTATCTCGGTCATCCAGCCTCAATCGCTCCGAAGGCGCTCTGGGGCCTGCCGATCTGGCCGACGCCGGCAATCCCGCAGAAGAAGTTCCTCGTTGGCGACTTCACGCAGGCCGCCACGCTTTGGCCGCGCCAGGGCATGACTGTCGAGATGTTCGAACAGGACATGGATAACGTACAGAAGAATTTGGTTACGATCCGTGCAGAGCGTCGTCTCGGCTTTGGCGTCGAGCGGCCTAAGGCTCTCTGTGGTGGAGATCTCGTACTTCCAGTCTCGACGAAGTAAATGGAGATGCGGATGACGATCGACACCTCAACGGCCGTCGGG